TGTTTGGCGAAGTCGCGACCTTCCGCCCCAGTACCGACAGCACTTCTAGCAACACCGTAACTTAATCTCTCACTAGACGGCATTGTGGCGGACTGTAATTGTGCACGAGTAGCTTGTGCATTATAAGTCGCGGCCTTAGCCATAGATTTTGCCGCGCCATCGTAGGTTTTACCTAGTTCTTTAGCGTCGCTGATAAGTCTCTTTGTTGTGCCGTTGTCGGTTACTTTAAATGAAATATTTGTATTATCATTTGCCATAGTTTCTCCTGCTGGCATATAACTATAAGCTGAACTTAGCCTATAAGTTTTGCATGTATTTTACACATCCACCATATTATAACATAGCCAGCACCGGCTGTCAATGCAAAAATTTTTTTAACCAAAAAAATAGCCCCGCTAGCGTTTTTGCTGGCGGGGCTACCTAAATCATTTATCTTGTGATTTTTGTGCTTTGAATATCTGCGATCTGGCGTGATCTAGTACGGCTATCCATTCTAGTACGTCTTTTCGATCTGCTTTTTCTACTTCGAGTATATCAAGTATGTCTTGTAGTCCTAAGTAGCTTTTACCCATATAGGTACCACTCATAGACTCCCATTCATCTCGTAACTTAAAATAAATGCTTATACTAAGTTGAACTTCCGGTGGAAAATCTTCGATCTCTACCGGAATTTCTTCATCAACGGGCTCTGTGCCTAGTACTTCACATAGTTCAAAGTAACTGTCTTTTGTCATATTTACGTTTGTATTTTGTAAATATGAAGCCAGCATCCTATTTATTTCTTGGTGCTGCTGTTCTGAAAGTTTCCCAATTCTGTTACGCTTTCAGAAATAAAAGCATCAAAATTAGCAGAAGACTTCATTAAAAATAGCGCGTTTTCTTCGCTAAACTCAAGTTCTGACTCTGGATCTTCTTTACCCAAGTCAACTGGTGCAAGCTGCTCCAAGTAACTTAGTTTAAGACCTGTCCACCCCTTGATAGAGGCTTGTACATACAATTGTAAGAATAAATCATCGTTCAGTTCTTCAACTGCTTGACGGTTCTTATAAGAAGTTTTAGTAGCCTTTTTACGAATGTTGAGTAGTGTTTCACGACTCAAGAAAGCCACATCAATTTTAAAACCTGACAAACCTGGGTATTCTACCTCTACGGTTTTTGAAGGAACTAAAAGGGTTTTTAATGAAATTGCCATTTTTAATTATATAATATAGGATGTTGAAAAAGAGGGAGGGGATATCAATTCCTCCCTGTAAAGATTCTACTTAATTATTTAAGCAGAGTAATAACGTACTACTAGCTCGTTTGGAGTAGAAATATCGTATGTATCAGCGATGATGTCGTGACCCTGAGCAGTGAAGTTGATAGTTGTAGAAACAACTTGCTGAACGTCAACTGTAGGGATAGAAATCATAGCACCAGGCATGTCTAACTCAATGCGAACGCTGCTGTTCTTACCACCGATTGCAACGTTTAGAGCAAACTTAGGATCGATAGCTGTTGCTGCGTTTGCTAACAAGTCGTTTAGCAGAGCGCCAGTACCGCTTACGCCAGCACCTGTACGTAGATACGCATTTAGGGTACCACTTACCGCACGTGTTGCAGTGAAGTAGGTAATTGGTAAGTTAACAACGCCAAGGTTAGCAGGTGTTAAGTAACTGATGTTGTTGTTGAATGTAATGCTACCGCCAGTTAAGGCTACGTTGTACTCAGTACCTGCGCTACCACCAACTAGACCGGCAATACCGGAAACTAGTGTAACTGTAGATAGTTTATTGGTAATGTAGTTAGCGGCTGTATTTTTACCGTTTGCACTACCAGCTAGACCGCTGCTGTTACCACTGTTGTCAGTGATTGAAACTGTTGCGCTTGTACCAAATGCAGTATCACCGATTTGACGTAGACGAGTACCTTGACCTGTCCAAGCAACCATAGAGATAGCATCAAGACCGAAATCAACAGTTGCTTGTGTAAGAGCACAATTGTCTACAACATAAACAACAGAGTCAACAACGAAAATCATACCAAACTTTTGTAGTTGGTTCTTATCGCTTGTTCCGCTAGAAGCAGTAGAGTAGTTGCTGTGGGCAACCCATGCACCTTTGTGCAAGTAAATTGTAGTTGGTGCAGTTAGTGTTAGAGCAGTAGCAGGTGCTGAATCTAGCTTGATAGCGATTGCAGAACCACTGACTGCTGTAACTGTACCGCTTGTGTTAGCTTTTGCAGCACCAGTGCCACCTAAACCAGCGATTGTTAACTTATTTCCAACTGCGATACCACTTGTACCAGTTAGTGTACCGGCGATTGTTACAACGCCTGTGGTGTTTGAGTAAGTAGCACCACTTACACCGCCAACGGTATACTTAGCGTCAATCTTTTCTGTACCCAATAGTGCATTCCATAGTACGCTTTCTTCACAGCTGACAATAGAGCCAGATAGAGATGGACGTAAGTATGTGCTCATTGCAAAATCAACAGGAGCCAAGCTAGTGTTGAAAGCACGCTGACCACGAACAGGTGTATCACCGGCTTCGCTTAGCGTAATTGTTTCTGCGTTTGTGTTTTGTGAGAATGTAAATCCGTCTAGAACTTGAATCTCTTGCGTATTTCCAGTAGTGAATCCTGTACCTAATACGTTTCCAGTTGTGCTGTCTACGTTAGTAGTAAAGAATACTCTACTATTACGAACTAAATTAAATGCCATAACATTTTCCTTTATACTTTATTCGCACAAGTTAACTATTGCTAGATATTTATCTGCGTTGATAACTTATTGTGCTAACCCTTACATTATCGCATAGCGTATATGTAAGTTAATTTCACCTATAGCATAAGGGTATAATAACCCTTCGTCTGTAGTGATCGACTGAACCAAAATTTCAGTTGTTTCATAGTTGTTAACCGAATCGTATTTAAGTACGCGGTTGTCATCTATTAAGTTCTCCAAATCTTCAAGCAAGACTTCTAACTGCTCTTGAGACTGTTCGCCCTTACAGTAAACTTTAATCGAAACACCAAGGTGTCCCCACTTAAAATTACCAGGTAAGTACTCACGTTCTTCTGATCCGGGTGTTATATAAATCGAGGGAAAGTCTCTGACCTCATCCCAAAACTTAAGTTTGGCATATGCATTGCCAAATATTTCTGTGTTGTAATTTCCTGGATAAACAAATTCGGTATTTATCTTATCTACCAAGGCTTTTACTATTGATGTTCTTTTACTCATACTAGTACGGACCTTAATCTATTTTTAACTTTTTCTGCCATTAATTCCCGTATGGAAGTACTGATTAGCAATTTAGGGTCTCGTGTCTTAGGTGACTGTTGAGCTCCTCCAGCAGAAAAAGTTGAGTATGGATTACGCATATAATCGTAAAACACAGTTATCATTCCTGCTCTACTAGCAGATAGTCTGTCTACTTTTACGGATTCTGCGAATCTTCCAGAACGTAAGTTAAGTATATCACGCCTAGTGCCATCACCCATATTAGCTCTAACTTTTGCAATAAGGTAACTGTCTAAAAATACCTTTAGTGCTGTTAAGTTAATCATTTTCTTAGAACGACTACTAGCTAACTTAGGCAAAGACGATACACTACCTGATTTTGGTATTTCTACTGAAACTTTTGTTCGTGTTGTTTTGCTATCTACTTTTATAGTAGTATCGGATGAATATGCCGATGCTTTTCCTGTTTTTAGCGTCTCTAGGTAAGCACCTACAGTATATCCACGTAAGCTTTTTGACGTTTCTAAGTCTGCAAATATTGATACGTCTTTTCTAAGAGTAGCGGACAGACCGGAACCCATTTTAAATGCTTTTTCTAACTTAGCTTTATCTAGGTTTTCTTTTTGTGTTTCTGGTATACCAACGGCTAATCCGTGTTCTACCAATAGCTCAAATACCATTTTTGAGCCGGAGAATTTCTTACGTATCTTTACTCGTGTAGAAGCCTGCCCAGTTTCCTTAGAAAACTTTAACTGCAATCGCTGAAAAGCCTTGCTATCATTTTCTGGTATACTTACTAGTGCTTGCAGTAGACGAGGACTATTCTGTGCTCGTTTAACTGTCTTGTCTACATCTGATATAACGTCTACTTCGACGTGGCCTACGTTTTGTAGTTTTGCAAAGTTGCCTGATATAAATGCAAGCATCTTTGATTTTTCAGATTCTTCTGAAGAAGTTCCACCACCTAACTGACCAAACATGCCACCAATAGCTGCACTTGGTTTAGCTGATTGTAGCTTTTTAGATGAGTTAATTACTTTCTCTAAACTAGCCTTGAATACTTTACCAAATTCTAGTGTAGTAAACTTAGGAAGAATAAGCATCACAGACTTATTTTTCTTTGTAACATTAGTAATAACCATTGTTCGTTTAAACAGCGATTGAATAGCCGTTTTAACTCCACCTACCGGTGAAATGGTTAGTGCATTTAAGTATTCTTCTAACTGTGTATCTGTAATCTTTTTGTACGCTGGATTATTACCATATGCATTAATTGTTTCTACATATGCTTTATCTAGTAACTCTAATACTATATCACTAACGTCCCGTTCCGTACTTACTGCTTCTGCTAATTCTTGTACGAAAGCTAATGTTTCTGGTTTTGTTAATATTCGTTCACGTATTAAACCTATTTCTAACCATAATACAAAAGGTGTGTTTGCGTCGATATAACTACGAAAACTATTGGAGTTACTGTCTAGTAAATACTTTTGAATATTGTTGTGGTCTTCTTTTACTAGTCTACGTACCCACGTTGGTGAATAAAAAGCCATTATGCGTAATCTAAAACGTATAGGTCTAATATTCTGCGAATATGTCCAGGTAGCTTAGCACTACTAATAAACTCTATTTCAGTATTGTGTGAACCGGGAGTTTTAGTACTATGAATTGCAGTATTGTTCTGCATATAGTATGATATTAAATCTATCGTAGCTAGTGCTACGTCAGCTGGTACTGAGTCATATCCTGCTGTATAGGTAACTCTGTAACCATTAATTGCGTAAGGAAATCCAGTTGGCTTTAAGCTAATAATCGCGTCATTAATGTAATCAGGCGTAAAGTCTACGTAGTCAGTAAGCATTACATAGTTCTGACCGTAGTCGCTACTGTAGTCAACCGATAGTACAGTAATTATTGGAGACTCTTTTAAGTATAGTGTATTAGTTCCACCATTAAATGTCTCTGTTTTAGCGTCGCCGTAGTAGTCAATAAAAGTTCGTCTGCAATATGTTTTTACAAATGCGGATACTTTTGTAATAAGTGAATCTATTTCAGCATCTTGCGATGTACTGGATATTCCGGCATGTGCTTTATATTGCGCTTTTGTTATAAGATTAGCCATTATATCTCCTGTCTGTCTTTTAATATGCCCTATAACTAAGGCATATTAAAAGACAGGGCCCTAAAGCCCTGTCAATATTAAGGTTTTATTAAGCTACGTAACGTAGGGCTGAAACTGCAGCACCTAAGTTAGTTGTAACTTGAGTCATACCGGTACGTAGGCTAGCTACCATTACACGGCGTTGAGTCTCAACCAAGTCTTGTGTATCAACACGTAGACCACGCTGGTTACCAACCAAGAAGTTACCTGGGGCAAACACAATAGCGCCAACAGCGTCAGCTGCTTTGTCTGCGAATTCAGCACTTACGATAACTGGAGTGTTACCAACTGCACCGATTTGACCAGTTAACAGAGTAGCTTGTTGGCCAACTTTGTCTACTGTCAAGAAGTTTGTATCTTCTAGTAGGTCGTAGTAACCTTCTGTGCTTACGATGTAAACTAGTTCTGAAGGATCTAGACCCCAAGCACCTAGGTCACGACGCATAGCTTGCAGTTTTGCAACTGTCATTTTAGCAGCATCAGAGATATCTAGAGTAACAGCGCTTACTGCGTCGTAAGTTGCTAGACCTTTAACTGGATCACTACCGGAACCAGCACCAC